TTTTGGTAGAAGTCAATGATATCGGTGATAGTATTGCTGCAACTCTCAATTACGATCTTGAGTATCCTAACGTCCTTATGTGTGCTATGCGTGGCAGAGCGGGTCAGATCGTCGGACAAGGATTCTCAGGAAACAAAACACAACTAGGTGTCAAGATGAGCGTGACCGTGAAGAAAATTGGTTGCGCTAACCTCAAAGCAATTATTGAAGAGGACAAACTACTCTTTAATGACTTCCAGATCTTCCAAGAGCTTACCACATTTGTTCAGAAGAAACAGGCATGGGAAGCAGATGAAGGATACCATGATGACCTTGTAATGTGTATGGTTCTCTTCGCATGGTTAGTCATGCAAGAATACTTTAAAGAAATGACGGATCAAGATATCCGAAGGAGAATTTATGAAGAACAGCGAAATCAAATTGAGCAAGACATGGCTCCTTTTGGGTTTATTGATGATGGCATGGGTGACGATACCTTCATTGACGCAGACGGCACCGTTTGGGAGTATGGAACGACACAAGAAGAAGTATCATACATGTGGAATTACTGATGAATATAGAAGATCAATTCTCACTAGACCATCTGATCTTTACAGAAAGGAAATGTAGATCATGTGGTATCACTAAAGAATTGATGAATGATTTCTATAAGATTAGAAAAAACCGAACAACTCCGTCAGCATATTCATACGAATGCAAGGAATGTACTAAGAAAAGAGTGCTTAAATCAAGGAACTTGGATAGTAAAAGATGGGAGTATCCTGACTGGTAGTGTGTTCGTGCAGTGTTTCCCCCCTGAAAGACTCCCAAAGAATAAATAATTTCAGATCTATTCTGATTTTTCTAAAGGAGATTAAAGATGGCAAGTCAAGTCTCGCCTGGTGTTATCCTTAGGGAACGCGACCTTACAAATGCTAATATTACTGGTGCCTCAAGCATCACTGCAGCGTTTGCGTCGTCTTTCCAAAAAGGACCCATCGGTGAAATCGTATCAATCAATAATTTAAAAGATTTCGTTTCCACCTTTGGCGAGCCCAAGGAAGCGAATGCAGAAGACTGGTTAGTCGCTTCTGAGTTTCTTGGATACGGCGGTAGTCTGGCAGTTGTTCGTGCTGAGACTGGCGTCTTAAATGCAACCGCAGACGGTAGCGCAGTTCTAATTAGAAACGAAGATGACTGGACCGCAGGTGTTGGAACTGGGGAAAGATATGCAGCAAGAACTGCTGGTTCCCATGGTAACGCTCTGCTAGTTGTAGCAGTTGACCGTGGTGCTGACCAGATTCTAACTCTGGCATCTGCCCCAGCAACTACTGCTGCTAACACCGCTTTCACTACTGTGAGCGGAAAGGCAGGTAGAATTTATTCATGGAATGCTTCCACGAATGAACTTGCAGTCATCCTAGAAAATCCTTCAACTCTCCTCACAACTTCCGAGATCTTTGACGAACCAGGAGATGGTGTTGTATCAGCAGTTACTGCTGGTGCCTATGCTGGTGTTGGTACACAGAATGGTGTTCACACTGTAGATCCTACTGGTGGTTCTGGATCTGGTCTAAGAGTTGACGTTACCATTGACGCTGGTGGTGCTGTAACAGGCGTTGCTATCGTTAGCGGTGGTACTGGATATGCTCAAGGCGACACAGTTACTTGCCCAGCAGCAAACCTAGGAACAGGTGCTACTGCTGATCTAACCCTCACGATCAATACTGTAAGCGATGACAACATCGCAATCACAAGTGTTAAAGACTGGTACACAAATACCGAAATCGGTTCAACTGGTCTAAAACTATCTGCAGTTGGTCCTCGCCCTGGAACTTCAGAATTTGCTTCTTCTAGAGGTCTATCATACGACGAAGTTCACATTGCTGTCATTGACGCAACTGGCGATATTTCTGGTGCTGCTAATACAGTTCTAGAGAGAAAGACATACCTCTCCAAACTATCCGATGCTAAGAGTGCTGAAGGCGCTAACATCTATTACAAGGATATCGTAAACACTGAGTCTGAATACATCTTCCACGGTGCAGACTTGACTGGTCTAGTAGAGCCAACCTCCGCAGGTGGTGGCGTTGCATGGGGTCAGGCATCAAGTGCTCTTTCTTCTGGAGACAAGTTGCTCCTAGCAGCACTTAACACAGAAACTCTTTCTGGTGGTACTGACGATTATTCATACACTGCTGGTGAAGTAACCTCAGCGTATGACCTTTTTGCAGATACCGAAGCAGTAACCGTTGACTTCCTCCTCATGGGTGGATCAATGGGATCTGAGTCAGACACTCTAACCAAGGCACAGAAGGTTGTTGCACTTGCTGCAGCGAGAAAAGATTGCATCGCTTTCGTATCTCCTCACAAGTATAACCAGATCGGTGTTGGTGGTGCTGCTCTTGCTGCTGCGGACCAGAGAACAAACACAATCAACTTCTTCAACTCAATCACATCTACTTCATACGCAGTCCTAGACAGCGGATACAAGTACATGTATGACCGCTTCAATGACAAGTACCGTTATGTACCTTGCAACGGTGACGTTGCTGGTCTATGTGTTAACGTTTCCGAGACAGTCGCTGACTGGATTCCTCCCGCAGGTCTAAACCGTGGTGGCATCAGAAACGTTATTAAACTTGCATTCAATCCTAACAAGGCAGATAGAGACGAACTCTATCAAAACAGAATCAACCCAATCGTTACCTTCCCAGGTACTGGTGCTGTTCTGTTTGGCGACAAGACTGCTCTCGCAGCACCATCTGCGTTTGACAGAATCAATGTTCGTCGCTTGTTCCTCAACGTTGAGAAGAGAGTTGAGAACCTCGCTAAGGGAGTTCTATTTGAAATTAACGACGAAACCACTCGCGGTGGATTCCTTTCTGCAATCAATGCTTACCTCAATGAGATTCAAGCACAGCAGGGTATTACAGATTTCCTAGTTATCTGTGACGCCACAAACAACACTGCTGATGTTGTTGATCGCAATGAGTTTGTTGCGGAACTTTTCATCAAACCAACCCGCTCCATCAACTACGTAACAGTAACCTTTACTGCAACTAGAACTGGGGTTTCATTCAGCGAAGTCGTTGGACGCTGATTTTTCCGTTAAATACTAAAGAAGGAGTAATTAAATCCCATGGCAACCGTTAACAGTAAACTATCAGGATTCCTGAGTCAGGTTAAGCAGGGTGTTAGACCCAACATGTTCAAGGTGGAATTCACATTCCCCGATGGAGTTGATGCAGGAGATGGCACTCTAGCATCATACATGTGTAAGTCAGCAGCACTGCCTGCTTCCAACATTGGAGTTATTGAAGTTCCTTTTAGAGGAAGAACCGTCAAAATTGCTGGAGACAGAACGTTTGATAACTGGAGTGCTACATTCATCACAGACAGAGACATGAAGATTCGTGCTCAGTTTGAAAAGTGGATGGAGCAAATGAACTCACACGATCCAAACACCGCAGCACTTGCTGATCCATCAGACACCACTGGATACACCAGACAAGTTATCGTAAGACAACTTGATAAGGATAGTTCAGAGGGTGGTGCAGAACTCAGATCATACAAACTATGGTATGCGTTCCCAACCAGTGTTTCTGCAGTTGATCTCGCTTATGACAGCAACGATCAGATTGAAGAGTTCAGTGTTGAGTTCCAATATTCATATTGGACAGTTGCATCCACAGGTAGTGGTGATGACTCCAAGACTGGACCTAGCAATATTTCTATTAACTAAATAGTAATAGCATTCTGATTTGAATAGTAATGAGTCAATTATTTGGCTTCCAAATCAACCGTAAGGAGGGTCAGAAGGGTCAGTCCCCTGTCCCTCCTTCTGCTGATGAACCAGTTTCAATTGCAGCAGGTGGTTATTTTGGAACGTATGTAGACACAGACGCTACTGCAAGAAACGAGTTTGAATTAATTCGTAGGTACAGAGACATGTCTCTGCATCCTGAGGTAGATTCTGCTGTGGATGAGATTGTCAACGAATTTGTTGTTAGCGATGCTAATGACAGTTGCGTTGAAGTTGACCTCAACAACTTAGAAGTTGGAGCTGGTGTAAAGAAAAAAATTCGTGACGAGTTTGACAGAATCAAACAGATGTTGAACTTTGACAATCGCGCTCACGAAATTATTCGTAGTTGGTATATTGACGGTAAACTATACTACCATAAAGTTATTGATCTAGACAACCCAAAGAAAGGTATTCTAGAACTTCGTTATATTGATCCGCTCAAGATTCGTAAAGTCAGGCAAAAACTCAGTAATGGTTCTGACGATCCTAGAGTCAATAGAGCACTGAAAGGAACTGCCCTAGAATACGAGTGGGGCAATTATATTGATTATTTCCTGTACAATCCCAAAGGATATCTAAGAGGCGGAGCACTCGGTCCTGTTGGTGATATGTCAAATTCCCAAGGAATTAAGATTGCCGCAGATTCTATCGCATTCTGTTCCTCGGGACTACAAGATCTTAACAAGAGAATGCATTTGAGTTTCCTACACAAAGGAATCAAGTCTCTCAACCAACTCAGAATGATTGAGGATGCTCTTGTTATCTACAGATTGTCTCGCGCACCTGAACGTAGAATTTTCTACATTGACGTTGGCAATCTACCAAAGGTCAAAGCGGAACAATATCTCCGTGATGTGATGGCACGTTATCGTAACAAACTTGTTTACGATGCCAGCACTGGCGAGATCCGTGACGACAAAAAGCACATGAGTATGCTTGAAGATTTCTGGTTACCTCGTAGAGAGGGTGGACGTGGCACTGAGATCACAACTTTACCTGGCGGTCAGAACCTAGGCGAACTCAAAGATGTTGAGTATTTCAAGAAGAAACTTTATAACTCTCTCAACCTTCCCCCTTCTCGTCTTACCGACGATAACAAAGGATTTAACCTCGGTAAAACAACTGAAGTCCTCCGTGACGAACTCAAATTTACCAAGTTTATCGGAAGACTTCGTAAGAGATTTAGTGAACTCTTCCACGATATTCTCAAGACCCAACTCATTCTCAAAGGAGTAATTTCTCCTGAAGATTGGGATGACATGAAGGAGCATATCCAGTATGACTTCCTGTTTGACAACCATTTTAATGAGTTGAAAGAGCAAGAACTAATGATGCAGCGCATCAATCTTGCAACTCAAATGGATCCTTTTGTCGGAAAATACTTCTCTATTGAATATATTCGTCGTCAAATTCTACAGCAGAACGAGAAAGAATATAAAGAGATTGAAAAACAAATGCGCGGAGAGATTGACTCTGGTCTTGCAATGAATCCTGCAGATGTCAATACATTTGACATGATGGACCGTCAGAATCAAGCGTTTGCTCCAGAAATTCAAGCGCAACAGGCAGACGATGCACAACAAAGAGGACAAGAAGACTCTGAAATTGCACATCAACGTCAACTTCAATTGGCAAAAGCGCAACCCAAACCTTCTACTAATACTAAATAAAGAATAACGTCATGGATAATACAATGGATCAGGTTAATCCTGAAGCGGAAGTCGTGAACATCGTATCTGCTATCGCAGACAACGAAAGGGCAAAGGCAATTGATGCAATCCAAGATTTGCTCTATGCAAAAGCATCAGAAACACTGTCTACTTACAAGCAGACAGTTGCCAATACCTACTTTGATGAACCAGTAGAAGCGGAAACCAATGAAACTGATAACGGAAACGATTGAGAATGTTCAAGTCATCACCGAGGGAACTGGTGCTGACAAGAAACTATACATTGAAGGTGTCTTTCTTCAGTCTGAACTGAAGAATAGAAACGGTCGTGTATATCCTTTCCAAGTATTGGAGAGAGAAGTCAATCGTTATAACGAGGAGTATGTTAAAACTAAGCGTGCTCTTGGTGAGTTGGGTCATCCTGATGGTCCTACTGTCAACCTTGATAGAGTTTCCCACAGAATTACCGAGCTTAGAGCAGAAGGTAATAACTTCATGGGCAAAGCCCAAATCCTAGATACTCCCATGGGTAAGATTGCAAAGTCTCTCCTAGGCGAAGGTGTGCAACTTGGTGTATCCTCACGCGGAATGGGAAGTATTGACAGACGCGAAGATACCGCGTATGTCATGGATGATTTTATGCTAGCAACTGCTGCAGATATTGTAGCAGATCCCTCTGCACCAGATGCTTTCGTTAACGGAATCATGGAAGGTAAAGAGTGGGTTTGGGATAACGGAATCCTTAAGGAGTCCAAGGTTGCTAAATATCAACGTTACATGAGCGAGTCTACTCGCCAAAACCTAGAGGAGAGAACGCTTCAAGTGTTCCAAAACTTCCTCGCAGGTTTGTAATTTAATAAATAAACAATAGATAATCATAAGATTTACGGAAGGACTCAAAATGTCAGACATGTTAAACGAAAAGTTTGAGGAGTTTCTGGGCGAGCAGGAAATCGTTATGGAAGCGGGAGCACAGGATCCCATGCCTCGTGTAACTGCTTCAGTAATTCCTGGTACAGGTTCAGATCCCGCAGCAGTTTCGGGTGATCCACAACAGCGCGGCGGCGGCAAAGATCCAATGCCTACTGTTCCTACATCGGTTGCACCTAATCAGTCACAAACTGATCTTGGTGGTTCCCAGTCTGAACCCCTTCATTCTAACAAAGAAGAAGGCGAAGAGAATCCTGGCGCTAAAGCAGCAGCACCTGTATCACAGGACAGCAGCGTTACTTCAACCGCTGGCAAACCTGGCAAAGATCCACAACCATCTGTAGGCGCTGAAGTTGCATACGGAACTGGTAAAGGTCCCGACGTATCTTATCCTAT